GAAGGAGTTTTTGGTGTGGGTGGGCTTCTATTAGCCCGTATTCCTGTGGAGATAGTTGACGAGCGCACGGATTATTTTCTGCAAAGAAACGCAGATGCAATGCAAGCGGTAGATAACGATCTCATGAAGGAAACGCAGCATCATGAATGCAGCAAACCGCCCAACAGCATGCCGCCCAACAGCATGCCGCCGCCCTTTCTCAGGCGCAAGCAGCGCCCCAAGCCCCTGTTCGACCGGATCCCAAAGCGGAAAAGTGGGCAGAAAACAACACGTGGTTTGGAGAAAATGATGCAATGACGTTTGCAGCATTCGGTATTCATAAGACGATGGTCGAGGAAGAAGGCTTTGACACAAGCTCTCCTGAATATTATGCTGAGATCGACAAAAGAATCCGAGAGGCCTTTCCGCACAAGTTTAACGACGGCGGCGTTGTGGAACAGGTGGTCTCTGTATCAGAAGGACGCCGTCCACAACAGACGGTGGCCTCTGCCATTCGCTCCAGTAATTCTGGGCGCAGAACAGTAAAACTCTCCCCAAGTGAGGTTGCGATAGCGCATAAGCTTGGAGTGCCACTTAGCGAATACGCGAAATACAAACGTTGACGGAGAACGATACAATGAACACTGAAAAAATTGATCGCGCTCCTCGCGCCATGAAAACCAGGGCTGCAAAACCACGCCGCAAACCTTGGCAACCACCGTCCATGTTGGATGCACCCGACCCACCAGATGGATTTGTTCACCGCTGGATTAGGGCCGAAGTGAGGGGATTTGATGACCGGAAGAATGTGTCCGCCCGTATGAGAGAAGAAGGAGTTTTTGGTGTGGGTGGGCTTCTATTAGCCCGTATTCCTGTGGAGATAGTTGACGAGCGCACGGATTATTTTCTGCAAAGAAACGCAGATGCAATGCAAGCGGTAGATAACGATCTCATGAAGGAAACGCAGCATCATTCGATGGCTATTCAGAAACCTGAACGTCAATCGCGTGTTACGTTTGGTGGTCCTAAGTCCGAGACTTAGGTTCTACTGTTTTAATTCCGCAATTGCTTTGAGGAGCAAATGGTATGGCTAATCTCAATGGATCGTGGGGTTTGAGACCTATCGCTAAGATGGGTCAGAACTCCAATTCCACTGGTGTTAGCGGCTATACAATGTATGAAATTGCCAATGGCAATACGAACCCTCTTTATCAAGGTCAACCTGTTATTCCCCTGAGTACGGGGTATATAGATTTAACAGGTAATGCCGCAGGAGGGACTGTTGGTTTACTCGGCGCTTTTATGGGTTGTGAATATGTCGCTAGTACTACTGGAAAACCCACGTGGTCACAGTATTGGCCCGGTTCGGGGGCTGATAGCAACCATCCAGTAAAGGCTTGGGTCGCGGATGATCCAAACCAAATCTTTGTGGTCGCGACCGATGCTACGTGGACAACCAAGGCAACGGCAAGAGCCGGTGTGTTTGCAAACGCAAACTTTGCCACCGCCACCAGTGGAAGTACTACTACTGGTATGTCGTCTGGCACATTGGCTGTTTCTACAATTGCCACTACCAATTCCTTGAATATGAGGGTATTGGGGTGGGTTGATGATGCGTCCAACCAAGATTTCAGTGCTGCTGGCATTGGCGTTTTGGTACGGCTGAATAACCACTTCAACAGTCCCAACGGGTCTGCTGCTGGTGGCACCGCAGCCACTGTTGGCGTATAGGAGGGTTGACCAATGACTATTAGCAGAGCACAACTAGTCAAAGAGTTGGAACCCGGCCTTAATGCCTTGTTTGGCTTGGAATATGACAAGTACGGAAGAGAGTACGAAGAGGTCTTCGATATGGAGAACTCTGATCGTGCTTTTGAAGAAGAGGTCATGCTGAGTGGCTTTGGTTCAGCGCCAACGAAGACGGAAGGTGCGGCCATCACTTATGATGACGCACAAGAAGCCTACACTGCTCGTTATACAATGGAGACAATCGCACTTGCGTTCTCCATTACCGAGGAGGCAATCGAAGATAATCTTTATGATCGGTTGGCTGGTCGGTACACACGGGCTTTGGCGCGAAGCATGAGTCAGACCAAAGAGGTCAAGGGCGCGGCGGTTCTTAACAATGCGTTCGACAGCACCTATACAGGTGGTGATGGTTTGGAACTTTGTTCCACCGCCCACACCCTTGTTAATGGTAACACTTTCAGAAACGAACTTTCGACAGCAGCGGATCTCAATGAGACCAGTCTTGAACAGGCTCTCATTGATATTGCTGGCTTTGTTGATGAGCGCGGGCTGAAAATTGCTGTCAAAGGTAATAAACTGATTATTCCAAAGGAACTTCAGTTTACTACGGACCGTTTACTTGAATCGACACTGCGTCCTGGAACAGCGGATAACGACATAAATGCAATGCGGAACATGGGAATGCTTCCGGAAGGCTATGCCGTTAACCACTATCTCACGGATACTGATGCATGGTTCATCAAAACGGATGCTCCCAATGGAGTTAAAGGATTTAATCGGACTCCGATTAGAACCTCCATGGAAGGTGATTTCGACACGGGTAATGTGAGGTACAAGGCTCGCGAACGTTATGTGTTCGGGTGGTCTGATCCTCGTGGAATCTTTGGTTCACCTGGGGCGTAATAAACTATGGAAGGGGAGTAACTCTCCCCTTCCTTTCTTTCTGGGGAAACCAGCCCTAGCGACTGCCCCAGCAGACGCTCACAAAGACTCTAGGGCAAAACCTTTTGTGAGGAGGTAGCCAGATGGCTCTAACTCGTTTTTCAGGTCCCGTTGCATACAGCGGTTTCGGCACCAAGTCCGCTTCCGGTTCTTGGTTTACAAATCTTCCTATCCAAGTAAATCCAGACTATGTCGTCAAAAATGATGATTTCCTTGGGGTTGATATTGACGATACCGACGATTGGACCAAGCAAGTTCTTAACAGCGGTACATTAACGCTACTTGCCGACCATGTTGGTGGTTGGGCAAAGTCCACAGGCGACGGCTCTACGGACAATTCCGGCGGCTCTCTACAAGGAAATGAAATCTTTTTAGCAGAATCTAACAAGCTTATTTTCTTTGAAGCTACCGTGGCTGTAGCAGATGCCGATGACATGGATATGTTTGTTGGTTTGGCAGAGAACGGTACTTTTGCTACTGGCGTTCCTTTCACGGCGAGCAATCAGATTGGCTTCCTTTTAGTTGAGGGTGCCGCTGATATTTATGCTAATTGTGACAGCGGTGGAACCGAAACCAAGACCGATACGACAGTTGATTTTGCCGATGGCGCAGAATCCAGTTCCAATATTACTAATACCAGAAGGCTTGGCTTTATCGTTCAGGGCACAGGGAAAGTAGAATTTTATGTAGACCGTGTGTTGAAGACAACCACTACTGCTAATATTCCCACTTCTGCTTTGACACCTTGGTTCGCGGCCATGTCCGGTACGACAACAGCAGATGCTGCATGGTGTGATTACATCCTGGTCGTTGCTCAAAGAACTACTGATGGAATGGTGAGTTATCAGTATTCATAGGTCCATTTAACTAAGAGGGTGACATATGTCACCCTCTATAGGAGAGTCACATGGCGGATGCTGTAGCAACAACCACAATAATAGACGGCCCTAGAAAAGCTGTCGTTTATTGCACTAACACTAGTGACGGTGGTGGAGAAAGCGCGGTAACTAAAGTAGACGTGTCTGCGTTATCTAAAAGTCCGGATCTGGATACCTGTACCGGAGTTCGCTTGGAAAAAGTGGCTTTTTCTAATGTAGGTATGGGGGTGAAAATTCTTTGGGATGCGACTGCGGATGTAATCGCGATGGAGCTTCCCGCTGATTACTCCGACACACTTGATTTCAAGGATATCGGTGGTTTGCCTAATTATTCAGGATCCGGGAAAACAGGGGATATTCAGTTTACTACAGTTGGTCATTCTAGCGGAGACACATACTCCATTACTTTATATTGCATCAAAGAGTATTAACCGATGAATGATCTGGATCGCAAGAATGACCTGAATCGCAAGAATGAGCTGGATATAGTTCAAATTCGAGGCGACCTTAAACTGATCGCTCAAAAGGTGGATTCTATAAAAAACAATGATCTAGCTCATATACAAAGATCGATTGATGGAATCAATAAAGTTCTTTGGGGTGTGGGTTTCTTGATTCTTGGTCAATTGACCGTAGCAATAAGGTCTCTTTTTCTGTGATGATAGGAGTTTAGGTCTATGGCTGTTTCTGGATCAAAAGACTTTGAACCCGATGTAGCGGAATATATAGAAGAGGCTTTTGAGCGTTGCGGTCTCGAATTACGGACTGGGTATGACGCTAGAACTGCGCGAAGATCTCTTAACTTTTTATTCGCGGACTGGGCCAACCGTGGCTTGAATCTTTGGACAGTTACAGAGGTTACGCAAACGGTGGCTTCGGGCATCACTGAATATCCTTTGGGAACTATTACGTTAACAGTGGCAGACAGCGATAGCTTTACTATCGGTGAAACTATCACCGGAGGCAGTAGTTCTGTTACTGCCTCGGTGATAACGAAACCTCTTTCCACTACCATGACAATAACTGTTCCTTCAGGAACATTTACTGCTGCTGAAACTATTACCGGCTCCTCCAGTGGAGCAACTACCACAGTGAGTTCAGTTCCATCGTTAGAAGATGTGCAGTCTTCTGTAGATATTTTATCTGCTGTAGTTCGTAGAAGCAGCAGCGATATTTCTATTAATAGAATTGGGCGAGATGCTTATCTAAGAATTCCTGATAAAACAACAACCGGACGACCTCTCCAATTTTATGTTGATCGTTTAATTACTCCTGTTTACAGAATCTGGCCCTCTCCAGAAAACAGCACGGATCAAATTATCTATGATCGTATGGTTCGTATTGATGATGCAGATGCTTCCGTGAACACGGTTGAAGTGCCTTGGCGTTTTTACCCCTGTCTTACGGCAGGCTTGGCGTATTATTTGGCTTTAAAAAGAGCGCCGGACAGGGTTCAAATGCTAAAAACGATATATGAAGAAGAGTTTATGCGAGCGGCTACAGAGGATCAGGACCGAGTACCTCTCACTCTTGTTCCATCAGCATCCTATCTCCGGGCAGTCGGATAATGACCAGATACGCTTCTGATAAACATGCTCTGGGAATTTCGGATCGTTCCGGTGTGGCTTATCGCATGAAGAATATGAGAAAAGAATGGACGGGTATTTTAGTTGGTAATGATGAATGGGAACTCAAGCAGCCTCAATTAGATGTTTCAAAATTCAGGGCCGACCCCCAGGCACTGCGTAACGCTCGCCCGGATCGAACAGAACCCGCTGTAACTGTACTGCTTGCATTTAATTCTTTCATATCAGGAGTGTCCGGATCCAGCGTTGTTAGGGTACTGGAGCCGGGACATAATAGAGCAACAGATGATACTGTTAGGTTCAGAGATGTGGCTGGCTTTGGCAGAGACGCAGCAGGGTCTGGTGGATTTACATCTGATGCTATAGAAGATGCGGGTGGTTATTCCGTGACAAAGATAGATTTGGACTTATACAGCTTCGATGTAAGTGACAGCGGTTCAACCGAAACCTCCGGAAGAGCTGAAAAAGGAGGGGGCGGTGAGGCCTCCGCTGGTCCTGTAACGGTGAGTGCGTGACATGGCTTTTACATTCACAACACTAAAGACGGCTATTCAGGACTACACCCAGAACACAGAGACGACGTTTGCGAGCCAGTTGTCTAGATTTATCATAAATTCTGAAGAACGGATTCTAAAAGAATGTCAGCTTGATGTTTTCCGTAGTAATGTGTCTGGAAGCTTAACTACTTCAAATAAGTTTTTATCAAAACCAGATGCTTTTTTGTCTCCATTTTCTTTGAGTGTGGTTATAAGCTCCGAAAATAAGTTTTTGTTATATAAGCAGATAACTTTTTTGCAGGATTATACGCCTAATCCCGCCATTCCAGGAGAGCCTTTATATTATGGGGATTGGAATGATACAACTTTATTAGTGGCCCCGACTCCAGATGATGATTATGCCGTTGAATTGCATTATTTTTATAGACCAACTTCAATTACAGCAACTAGCGATGGAACCAGTTGGCTTGGGACAAATGCCGAGTTAGCCCTCCTGTATGGTGCCTTGGTGGAAGCTTATACTTTCATGAAGGGGGAGACGGATTTGCTACAATTATATAACGCCAGATTCCAAGAATCTTTACAATGGTTGAAGAATCTTGGAGAAGGCAAGCAGACAAGAGATGAGTATCGTTATGATAGTCTCCGGATAAATGTCGCATGACTGATCTTAAAGGAGCATCGGTAGCTTTAGTTGGATTAGGGGATTCTCAGCGAGAGTACACCTCCTCCGTGGCTAACGGAGCAGAATACGACGAGGTGTGGGCGATAAACTCAATGATGGCAGCTATTAAGCATGATCGAGTGTTCATGATGGATCCGCCATCAAGGTTTTTTGATACCGATCTAGCTGGTAAGCAAACATCCGCTCTTAGAAGAGAACTTCCCAAGCATCCCGGTCCTATCTATACATGCGAGCTTGACAGTAGAGTTCCGGGAGCAATTCTTTATCCTCTAGAGGAAATTGTCGCCAAAACAGGGCTTTGTTACTTTAATAATACAATCCCTTATGCCATAGCTTTCGCCATATATAATGAAATAGGGAAACTTTCCTTATACGGCATAGATTATTCGTATAAAACTAATCTACACATGGCCGAATCCGGGCGGGCGTGTACAGAATTCTGGCTTTCGGCTGCTGTTGCAAGAGGCATGAAGATAGATGTGGCTTCGTCGTCATCCCTTTTAGATACTGATGTTCCTATAGAAGAAAAACTGTACGGCTATCACAGATTAGATGATCCATTAATAATGAATATAAAGGACGATACTCTTGCACTGATCCAAAAATCTAACATTGAACCACCAGAGCCATTGGATGTCCAACCGGCTTTATTCGAGAGAAACGATAAAATTGTTTCCATGCAGGGGAAAGTATAATGCTTGATGTAAGTTCTTCTGTTTCAGTGGGAAATATAGCGGTACTCACTACTGATAATAAAGGTCATTCTATAGAAGAAGTTGCCCAGATGGCGGCGAATAGGATTCTTTATATTGCTGATCAAGCGCCTTCTCCCATACGGGATCAGGCTATGGCATTTAAGGATACGTTGAAGCGGA